AAAAAAGATTTAGATAAAGGCAGGAAATGAAATGAACTTACTAAAACAATTATGGAACTGGTTTACCACACCAAACACAGATGATTGCTGTGATGCTGAAGTTTGTGAAGAGGCTACACCTGTAGAGGTCGAAGAAGAACAAGAATCAGTTCGAGAAATTCTTGAACGAGTTCTTTTGGAGGCTGGCATTAGTGAATCAACAATTAGAAACCTTGATGTACTATCTGCTTTTGAGCAATGGTACGAGGGCGCCCCAACAAAAGAAGATATTAAAGATAGTATACAAAGTTTTAAAGAAGCTGTAGGCGGCGCAATTAATGCTAAACTAAACAATTTAAAATGAAAATTCATTCTAAAAAATTAAAACAAATTATTAGGGAAGAAGTCGAGTCGGCTATTTCCGAGGAAGAGTACGATCAAGCTACCCCAGAGCAAATGTTAGATCAATTAATCCAAGGTGTACAAGAGTTCTCTCAAGATCCAGAAGTTCTTGATGCGCTTGGCAAAGGTGGCCTCGCCGGCGCAATAGCTATGATTAGAAACAAGATCCGCGCCGGTGATGAACCAACTGGTGATGGAGCCCCAGACGATGGTAAAGGTCTAGACAGCGTAATGGAGAAAGAACTTACCAAGCCCGAAAAGAAAGAAAAAGAAAAAATTGTTAAAGGCATGAAGAAAGATAAGAAAGGCTTTAAACAAAGATACGGCGATGATGCAGAATCAGTTATGTATGCCACTGCAACCAAATTAGCTAAAGAAAAAAAGTGAGAAATCAATGATGGCAAAAGCACAAGCATTTTTAGATACATGGCTCGCAAAACTTACATCACGTAAGTTGATGGTGTGGCTAACAGCAACTGGTTTGACATTAGCTGGCCACCTTACTAGTGAAGATTGGGTAGTTATTTCAGCAATCTATATAGGGGGCCAAACAGTTATAGATGGCATCGCTAGATTGCGAGGTTATAATGACTAAAAAAGCAGTATTGTCTTTTGTATTGAAAAATTGGAAATCTATATTGATTGTTATCCTTAGTGTGGCATTTGCTGCCAAAACCAAGCACGATTACAACCTTATGCAGAAGGCATATCAAACCCAAACTGAATCTGTAAAAGCGCAAATAGAAGGTCTTAAAGAAATACACAAGCAGGAACTTCGTGCAAAACAAAAATTAATGGAAAGTCATTTAGAATCAATAGCTGTAATCGAGGCAGATTATGAAGAAGCACTTGACATGATAGAACAGCTAAGAGCAGACAAGAAAGGTCAGTACAAAAACAAATTCAATCGAGACCGAGAACAACTAATTAAAGATATAGAAGAAAAGTTTGGTATCGAATATGTTCCTTAAATTATTGCTGCTAATGACGATGACTGCTGGTGCGACAGAACCCGCCAAGTTTACAATCCTTGAATACAAAGCGCCGGCGCCATTTGCTGGCGTGTTGTTTGATGAAAATGCTATGTCTAAAATTATGGCTGATTATGATGTGTACAAATATTCGTGCGACATAAAAACAGAATATCAACTCAAGATTCAACAAGAAGAATATGAGTATGAGTTAGAAAACTTGAGGATTGAGCACAAAGCCTTGACAGATGAATACGACTTGTTTATAATGCAAAAAGATAAAGAAATCGGGTTCCTTGCAAACGCATTAAAAAAGACCTCTCCACGATATAAATGGCTATGGTTTGTTGGCGGTGTTGCATTTGGTGCTGGTGCTTCGTATGGAGTATATAAAAAGATAAATGAGTGAAAAAGACTTCGATCATATTGCTAGAGTAGAAAAAGCAATCGCAGAAAAATACGGAGATGAGGCAGTCTCTAATCCCAGAGCAAATTGGAATGAGAAAAGAGAAAAAGAATATCTACACCAAATGCAAGAATTATATTCAAAGCAAAAGAAAAATGACCACTCTCAAGAGAAAATTGAGATAAATGGTATAAAGGTATCAAAAAAACTACTTAATAGAGAACAAATACGCTCCTGCCCTGTGTGTGGTAGGTTTCCTAAAAAATCTTTGGATGATGTTTGCCTTTTAAAATTTGATTGTTGCAGTACATGCTATATTCAATATGTTGAAGGCAGAGAACAAAGATGGGAAAACGGGTGGCGACCAAACGATAACAAAGGAAATTAATAATGGCAACTGTATATGAAATCGTGCAAGGCTTGTCGCAAGCGGCAGCAAATGCTTATGATGGCGCATTGGACGAAAATGGTGAACCGCTTTTAGCTGGTCTTCAACGAGAAGAGGGTGACCCAATTCTTGATAAGCGTGTGATGGACGGATTCAACGTCAAGTTTTATGGAAACATGATGTGTCTCTCTTACATGTCTGAGGTTACATTAAAGGAAGTGTATGCCGGCGGGTTTGAAACCAGGATGGAAGAACAACTTGCTGAAATTGTTAAGTTTCTTAAAAAGGAATATCGCAAGATCCGTAACGAATCAGTGACTCTTACTGCTGACGGAGAGATCGATGTTCACGTTGAAAACTCTACCAGAATTCGCTCCTGGGTGACAGCCAAGATGCACTATAGAGTCGGTGGACTTAATGAAGATATGGCTGTGGCAGCTGACCAAGACACCAAGCCTGAAGATTCTTTTAGAAAGTTTATTGATCTTGGCGGTTGGGACGGCAGCGGCGGAAAGCGTCCGCGTAATGACACCAGAAAAAAGGAATCATGAAATGAAAATTACCAAGTCTCAGCTTAAGCAAATTATCAAAGAAGAAATAGAAGACGTAAACTCAATTGATGAGGGCCTTGAAAATATTACACCTGAAAATATAGAAATTTTAATGAAGGCCGTTCAACATTTTGCTACCCAGCCGGCTGTCACAGCCGCCTTGGCCACCGGTGGACTAGTCGCCGCCGTAGCAAAAATTAAAGACCTTGTGCAATCAGGAGAATAAAATGAATATTACCGCTGATAGATTAAAAAAAATTATTATTGAAGAGTATATCAAAGAAGAAATGCTTGAGGAAAGTCAAGCTGCTCAAGATCTTTTAAGACAAATTCTTGGTGATGAAGAATATGAGAGGCGCCAAGCCTTAAAGAATCGTGGCTCGCGAGGCGGCGATACTGCACCAATGGAAAAGCCCAATAAAGCTGCCGATACAATGTCGATGGATATCCCAAAAGATAATGAGCCTGAACGCTCAACGGCCCCTCTGGAAGATCGACTTATGGATTTAATTCAGGGCTTGCCGGCTGACGAAGTTGCAGAACTATTTCAATCTGTATTTGAAAAAATCCCGGGTGTTGAAATGCAAGATGAAGAACCTCCGCAAACTCTATATACTCCCGGCGCCGAAGGCCGGCCACAGATGGGCTTTAAATTAGAAGAATTGCAAGAACTTATTCGCAGAGTATTCAAGGATGTATGAGCTTCCAACTGGACAAAAAGCAACAGATTAAAGAAATTGTAAAGTGTGGTAAGGATCCAGCTTACTTTCTTAACAACTACGCAAGAATCTCACACCCGCTCCACGGGTTAATTCTGTTTAACACATATGATTTTCAAGATGATCTGCTGAAAGACTTTAATGACTATCGATTTAACGTCATACTTAAAGCTAGACAATTAGGTATATCAACAATTACTGCAGGTTATATCGTGTGGATGATGTTGTTTCATCGAGACAAGGCTATTCTTGTTATGGCAACCAAGTTTGCTACTGCAGGTAACTTAGTAAAGAAAGTGAAGAACATTATGAGAAATGTTCCGGATTGGTTAAAAATAGCCACCATCGATGTCGATAATAGAACATCATTTGAATTATCAAACGGATCATCAATTAAGGCAGCGTCTACGTCTGGAGATGCTGGTCGTTCTGAGGCATTGTCTTTGTTGGTGCTAGACGAGGCTGCACACATTGAGGGTCTTGAAGAATTGTGGACCGGTTTGTATCCAACGCTGTCCACTGGTGGTCGATGCATAGCACTATCTACCCCAAATGGTGTGGGTAATTGGTTTCACAAAACCTGTGCTGATGCTGAATCAGGGGCCAATAATTTCAATATAACAACTTTACCATGGGACGTTCACCCAGACCGCGGCGAAGAATGGTATAAGAAAGAAACCAGAAACATGTCTAAACGTCAGATTGCGCAAGAGCTTGAATGCAACTTCA